TTCCATTTTGCCCCCTCTCGGACAATCTGAGTATATCATAACTAGGGTTAGTTATTCTTCACTATGAAGTGAAAGTGCTGTCGCGCCGAGTTGGTTTGCGTATATGTCAATCCACTCTTGGTTACCATCTTTGATGGCTTGTTCAATCCAAACCACTTGGCGTCTAATATCTTTCAAGATTGCTCTCTGAGCCTTCTTGGTTACTTTAGGCATTGACAATTTCCTCCGCTTTCTTGAAACTGACTTGGGAAACCTTAAGTCCGTTAGCCTTGGCGTAGCCCTTCTTCAATTTCTTTAAGGCTTCTCCAGCCAAGAACTCAGCGGCGTTTATGTAGGATTGACCTGTTTCTATATCGTCGCCCCACTCATAACTTAATAACCAGTCAATAGCCTGACATAAATCGCTCCAGTCGGCTTTCTGTGGCTTTGCCCATTCGTTGCCACCAGCGGCGCCAAATCCATCTTGAACACCATTCATCGCAGAAGTAATGGCTTCTAACTGTTTTAAGTTAGCGCCTTTAATCATGTTCTTCGACATTATCTAACCACCTCTCTATTGCAGTTACACAACTCACAAAAATCCTCAGCAGTTTGCTGGGAAAATAAATTTTCTACTTCCTTCTCAATCTCTTCCTTAGAAAGTTCTAATTGTTTTACCCAACCTCTAAGAGACTGTTTTATTGTTGTTTCAGCGTGTTGAGGCTTACATTGCCCATATCTTTTACTTTTCATTACTTAGCCCTCGCTTTCTGTAAAGCGCTCTGAAACTCTTCTTCGAATTTCACGGCGTAACATTTCAAACACAAAAAACCAATTTGGATTTCAGAAACAACAGTTCTTTCTTTGCATCCAAAGCACTTGATTCTTCCTTCTTGCTTTTCCATCTTCTGTCCCCCTCTCGGAACTGTTCCAGTATACCAAACGGGGGTTAATAAAGCCAATCAAGAAAGGCAGTTTCAGGCACCTAATCGGCTGAACCCGTGGCGTGTCGGGTCAAAGTTGAGCCTAGCCGACTCAAGTTTGGTTTATTACTAAACCCCCATTTGATATAATGGGTCTTAACCACGAGAGGAGTAGGTATGAGAAAAAGAGACCAAGCGGGAAAGGTCTATCGGGCTGAGGGTCTTGTCATGGGTGTCTATGCTGGTGGAAACCGCAAAGAAGAGATGACTCTGCAAGAAGCCCAAAAGTTCGTGGATGCTGTGATGAAGAGAAGTTATGTTCAAAAAAACTATTTCTTCAAATATCCAATAAAGGTTTTAGATGGTCGAGGTCGTCGTTCGGCTTGTGCCACTTTCCGCGATGGAGAGTTTGCAATCTGTCTACCAAAAAGCATGAGAAATAAATATGTGATTTTGCATGAGATTGCCCATCACATAAATAGAGGTGATGGACATAAAGCCCAGTTCGCTACTTGCATCCTTGATTTAGTCAGGAATGTTTTAGGTAAGGAACAAGCCGATGCGCTTCAAGGAGCGTTTCACTTTACTGGAGTCAAAGTCCAAGGTAAGAATGGCGATGTCAAAGCCCGACTACCAAAGTCTCGAGTTCAATGGTTGCAGGAAACCAAAGAGCGTTTCAAAAAAATTGAGACAGGTGAGGTAAAGGTCTATGAAGGTTTTGATGAATTAGTTGAGAGAAGTGCGTAGGCTAGACTTGGGGCATGAAAAAACTCCAAGACATTTTAAGTCGCATGGTGGCGGTGTTTACCGTTGGCGCTCTTGGCACTCTAGGTGCTGGAGCAATCATGGGAGTTGAAACTTGGATTGCCCTATCAATGGCTGGACTGTTAGCAGTTGCATCCGTGGCAGAACGATTAGCCCGTGAATATCTTGACGACGGAAAACTAACAATCGAAGAAATCAACGATGCTTTTAATCCGTTAAGCAAAAATCAAGATTATTTATCTAGTCCTTTGGACGACGAAGAGGATAAGTCAAAACCCAAACGCCAAAAGTAATCAGGATTGAATAGCCAACGATTCCTTTAGCAACACCATCAACAAGAATCCAAGCAACAAACATTCCTAGCATTGTCCATATCTGACCAATAAGGTCATTTAAGAAGTCTTTCATTTTTGTCTCCTATATCCAATTCCACCAACAGCGGTAGCCATTGTGGTTGTAGCGATATTGCCAACGAGTGTCGCGGCAATAATTGTTTCACTTGCTTCTTTGCGTTCTTCAGGAGACATGTCTGCTCCAAGGTTTCCGATAGCAAAAAGCAATTGTGCAGGGCTTTCAAAAATTGCTGAAATAATATCTCCAGCCGAGGTAAGTAATTCTAAAGCAACGGCAACTTCGGCTGTAATAACAACCTCATTACCATTCTCATCTTTTCGAACTTCAACAGGTTGAGCAGGAGGTAAATCTTCTAAGGTGATTCCAGCCTCGGCTATTGCTTCAATAGTTACCGCTTCACCTTTTGCCGATTCAATAAGGGCTTCAGCAACAAGTTCTCTTTCTGTTGTTGTGAATTGACCGTCTGCTGAAAGCGTTTCAGAAAGATTGTTTACTTCCGCAGATGTTATTTCTCCGTCATTCATTAGTGCATGTAATATCTCTGTTGCATCTGCCGTTGTTAAACTTCCGTCCGCAACTAAATCTTCTACAAATGAAATAATTTCTTCCACAGTTAATGGTGGCAATTCTTCAACGGCTGGAGGTTCAGGTTCTACGGCAGGTGGCTCCTCAACTAAAAAAGGAGGTTCTTCAACAACAACAGGAGGTTCAGGTGCAACTACTGGAGGTTCTTCTGCTAGAGCAGGTGGTTCTTCGACTGGAACTGGAGGTTCGGGTATAGTCTCTGTAATTGGAGTTGGTTCGGTGGAAGGGGTAAAAATTGGCAAAGGTGTGGGTTCAGTTGTGGACGGCAAAGGTTGCGGGGTCGGTTCAGGTTGAGCAATCGGAGTTGGCGAAGGTTGCGGGATTGGAGAACTTGAAGGCGTTGGTTCCGATGTTGGTTGAGGTGAGGGAGAAGGAGTGGGAGATTGTTCCGTCGGTGTTGGTGAAGGACTCTCCGTTGGTTGAGGTTGAGGCGTTGGTTGATTACTTGGAGCCGTGGAGGGACTAGGTTCAATAACGATTAAATTGCTAGTAACCGTATAAGTTCCGATAGGTCTTTGCTGGGAAACAACATAATCATAAGATGTAGCACGGATAATGTAAGTACCCGCTGGAATTGTTCCAGTAATTTTAGACGCAAAAACATTAGTTTGACCATTGTGGTTGCCGTCGTCATCGGCTCTCAACACTAAATCTCCTTGACGCAGTTCAATCCAAGAATCCACCCATGCAAGTCTTTCGACGGTTTGATTATTAACTACCTCAAATCGGGCGCCAGTTTGGGTCGTAATTGAATAAACGGTGCTGGTATCCACCGAAATAGGAATATCGACAAATGCGGTTTCGGGGGTGAGATTGACGATTACCTCATCAGCCGAGGCAGAATCTATGGGAGCGAGCGTCCACCAAAAAATTAAGAGGCAGATGGCAAGGATACGAAATAAGCGCATTTTGACCCTTTGAACAGGGGTCACGGGGACACGGGGACGACTTATTGTACCAATAGCCAAATTCATGCTAAACTGGGGTTGTAAATACGAGAGGAGTTCCAATGAGCGTGACCAAAGAATTCGCGGTCAAGATTGATACAGAGTTGTCATCTTGGTACGACAAGCGTTGGGTTTTAGTCAGCAATTTAGAGAGTGCTGAAGATACAAAGAAGTTTTACGAGAAGCACTACCCAACTAGAGTTGAAGAAATTGAAAAAGCAATGAAGAAGATTGCTGGCATTGAATTAGAAATTGCCAATGTCAATATCGAAATCGGCAAGTTAGCCAAGATTTACTACCAAGACCCTTGGACAAGAGCCTTCTTAGTAATCAACAGCAATGGTCATGTTCACAGTTCAATGGATTGCAATACTTGTTTTCCAACTACTAGATACAACTGGTTAATCCAGTACAGCAACGACGATGAGAACACAATCGTTGAGGATGCTGGTCAGGATGCTTGCACAATTTGTTACCCAAGCGCTCCAGCCGAGGTTTTGAATCGTCCATCGAGAATCGTTACAGCCGACAAGGTTGCCAAGGCTCAAGCCAAGGCAGAGAGAGAAGCAAAAAAGGCTGAGAAGATTGCAAAGGAAAAAGCCAATGCTCCTACAAAGAGCGGTGAGTTTCTTTACTTCAAAGAGGGAAAGTACACATACTCAATTAACACAGAGCGTTCTGCGGTTACAAAATGGTTTGAGTTGCAATGGAGAATCAAAGAAAAAGTTACAACTCACTACTACGACGGAACAGCACACAGCGCTGAATCAATCATTGAGCAAGAGCAAAAAATTGCTCGGAACAAAGAGATAGCAGACATCATCTGCAAAAATCTTGCAGAGAAGAACGGCGTGTCATTTGACCAGCAGTTCAAAATCTTGGAGACTAAGTACAAGAAGAGGAGTGCATAATGAAATGTTTTACTTGCGGTAGCGAGTTAAGGC